GCTCGTACCACGTACCAAACAAAAGTATTCCCATTGGGAAAGGAGACATTAGCTTGTTGTCAAGACAACACTTCAGTCAGCATGATTCATCGAAAAGCAGCCGGACGCATAGTGCTTACGCTGCTCGCTACCTAACAGAAACATCGTGGCATTTCTCGCACGCGATGCGACCATGACTACGTACACTTACGAGTCGATGAATCAGTACCCGAAAAGTCGAAGTCTAGTATCAGAGGGAAAAAGAAAAGACATGAAACCCGCCGAAAACGAAGCAATGCTATTCCACAATCTCAAAATCGGAGCTTTCCTTTGAGATCTCTGAGGAGGAAACAGACCCTAGTCAACGACCACGCGTTTGTACCGGCGCAGGCACCAGTGCTTTCACACTTGGCGTCGCCGGCACATTCACAAAGTCATCAACCATGCGAATTTGCCGAGGCAAAGCAGGTTTGTTTCGCAACAAAGTGACTCGTCCCTCTGAACGAGTCAAATTTGACACATCTGTCATAGAGAATGGGTCCGTCACACCTGACTTATCAATAATCACCAGAACTGATCCATAACAGAGCTCTGAAGTGCTCGGCGCACTACCAGGCCCAGCAAACACAAGCTCGCTATCCTGTTCTGCCACCAACTTATACCAATACCCATGGAAAGCTGTGCAATTCGCGCTATTGAACAAATAATTCACATTCTGTGGAGTCGCAATACCACCCAAAGTCAGCGGATTTGTCCAATATCGCGGATGCCCAGGCTTCTCAGCATTGACATGAGGCAGCCACACAGGTGGCTCTATTGAAATAGGATCAATTGGAGTACCATTGACCAATGCACTCGGAGTAGCCACATAACACACCTCACCCTTCTTAATCAAAATTGTCTTACGCAAATAATGAGTAACGGCTTGCAGTTGTGTTGTGTAGTTTGTCGAAAGAATGCGATTCGCATCAAACGGTACGATACTCGTAAACTCATACCCACACCGCCAGTAATTGACAGTTCCACCTTCACCAATTTGACATGAATTTGAAAGCAAAGCAACCTCCATCTTTTCAGCAGGTGGAGCATTCGTTGGCTTGGCGAACGTGAACGCTGTCGTTTGCCGGAGCGTGGGCAAATACGCAGGATCGAGTGATGTCATTGATATAACATATACAGCTCCGGGCGATGTCAATCGCTCGACGCTGTCTGAAAACTTTACATAGAACTCTCGTGGAGGCAGTGCGAAACGAAGTACCGTTGACTGCCAAATTTGAGCAAATTGGACGTTTTCACGAGAGCACAATGCCGACAGACGCTCAGAATTCGTCATGTCGTCTAAAGTAGTGTCCGAAGGATCTGGCACGTACAAATATGCCAGAGAACCACTTGTCGTTGCTGCACAAGTGGGATTGACGGTAAGCTGGAATCCGTGAAACTTAACTTTCTCATAAAGCGACCCCATGGCACGAGAACGAGAACCCTCTGGACCAATAGAGATCGAGTACTTCATCACAATTGCACCTGCCTCAACAGTTTCACCAGCGGTCAATCGCAACATTTTCTCGTCAGACTCATCTCTGACGTTCCTATGTAGCGACAATCGCTGGCGTCCATTGACGTCGTAGTGCACTGAGAATAGGCTCGACCCCATTCCAAGAAACCCTAAGATAGAGGATGCTACTGAATCCACCTTCTCGACCATGTTACCAATAACGGGCATCTTTTCCGCAAAATTCGCTGCTTTACCAATCAACGACCCCAAAGCTGATGAGCTCGCTGCACCGCGCGCCATAGCCACCACCGGACGTGCCTTGGGTTGTAAACTAGTCTTGACACTCTTTCGAGCGGCCAAGTTCTTCTTCTTTCCATTCTTCTTCGGCATTTTCAGTTTTTTATGCGGATTGTACTTACACATGTAGCCGCATTCCTTTCTTCCATATAGAAATCGCTCCTTAGCAAATTCTCGGGACAAAAGCGTAGCCAACCAGGTCTTACGCGTCAAACTGTCATCTTCCCATTCGGCCAATAACTGTGGGCGCTTACGGTAATAATCTTGACACGATACACACATTTTCCACAATAAATCGTCGAACGGGCACTCAGACATCAACGCGTTAACCTTCACAGCAGATAGCAACGCATCTTCACCAGGTGTGCTCATCAACAAATGAGCCACAAAACGAACTTGCTTAGGCATCGGAACATACACAGGACCCGAACACGTCTCAACACTCTTGATTATCTTGGACACGAACTCCATACCTTCAAGTGTATCCGACACGGCTTCAACTTTTGGACTTATACCCCACTCCGTCATAACTGACATCACGGAATTTTCGGTAAACAAACTGCGGGCTTCATCAACACCACAGAAGTTATCGTCACCTATGACTACTAAGCTGACGTGTGCTTCAAAGTCAAAAAGAGAGTCTGTCGGATACACTCTAAAATACGCTTCAAAATAGAGCATGATCAAGATCAACGAATTATCTGCAGACGTGTTTGGCGAACCACTCGGGTTGCCTTGTCTCTTCTGAATCAAATGCCCAGTATCAGTGACAACCACTGTCTCAGCGATCTCTTGAATCAACCTTCGTAAGTGGTTATCGCTAACAGGAACATCCAATAGCGAATTTCTTATATCATACAACGCCGCCAACAGGCGCACTGAAATTGTCGAATCGTAATTTGTTTCGTCAAGCGAGAAAAAGTGTTTCTTACCTCTAAAACGTGAAAAGAGTACATGCCAATTCCGATCATATGAACTCACACCCAAATACGTGGGGAACATAAATTTCTTAGACAACTCTATCACACGCTTATTCAATACTCCACCAAACTGCATTAGACGAACTTGGACCGGCATAGGACAACAAAAAAAGAATCGAACCAATCCATGTTTGACCTTCTCAATCTTTACAACCTCATCTTTCAAGCAACCTGTCCACACAGCATGCAGACCAGATTCCCACCATGAGTCTATTAAAGACTTGAGAACACCCGACTTTAGCAACTGCCCGCGTGTTTCCCATTTCTGGGTAAAAGGCCAACCAGGCGACGAGTTTTTCTCCTCGATGAGCTCAACTGCCTCATCGAGAGAGAGGTACTTACAAGTGCCTATTTTTTGGAACAAATACTCACGTAGAGCAAATGCTCCCAGGTCTATACGACCCTGTGGTGACTGCGCTGCATACACACACAGAGGTCCCGCCATATCATAATCATTTGGGGTTCGTTGATATTTCTCCAACGCCTCGTTCCGCACTTTGGCTACCGCAGCGTCGGTTTGCGCTAAAGCAGTAATAACCTGCATTACATGCACATCATGTGGCTTGTAAGGCTTGATATAAACTGCTCTATCCACAAGACCTAAGCTTAAGAAGCTACCATGCGTAGACCGAAACACAAAAGAAGATGGTTCAACATGTGTCGCCCAGGGGAACCACAACTGGGGGACAACACTTAGTTTTTTCCGCTAACAACAGCCTTGAGAAACGCCTCAATGGCCTTAGAACAAATAGCAGAATTAACCGGTGAGCCACCACGATAGTGTATACCAACAATACAATTGTTAGTACCACGCACTACCATCAACGGACAACCGCAATCACCAGGTTGTGTGTCTATCTTGTATGTTATTTCATCATCAGACACAGTGGCAATCTCAGCTTGTCCCAATTGACCACGGTGTGGAAGCAACAAGGTAACTTGTGCTCCAACCTCAGGGTTGGGTGCCAACTTACACGAAGATTTTGGCACCGCCACAATACCAATCGCAGCCAGATCGTGATTTAAGCTATACTCAATAGCTCGCTTCACATATGCAACACGTACAACAGCATTCGCGTCATCCACAACACGCACTTCCTTGATATCAACCTTCTTTTCATCACCAAACAAATGGGCTACAGTCACAAGGTTGCCACCAATTAAGGTTGCTTGGGCAACTGAATCCTTATATTGCACCGTATACATCTTAGGCAAATTAGTAGGGGGCGCACCAACTGCCGCCTCCTTAACTTCTGCTAAGTTATCCTTGACATCATTTAAGTCGCGTTTAACAACGCGAGCAGCATCTGCACCAGTTGCAGGTACATCAGAAACAATCGCATTCAACACAGGCACAGCCTTAGGATCAACGATTGGTCCTGATTTTGTCACTGCAACGGGTACAAAAAACCGCAACTTAAGCCACTGAGCAAAAGTCATTGCCTCTTCACGATCATATGGATCAAAGTCATCACGATCATCCATAAGATATATCACACCCTTATTATTTCCGCTAACATACGTACCATCACCATGGGCTTGTATCAAATTATTAAGTCGTCGATTAAATCGACCCGACTTAACAACATTCTCCGTATGTCCATCTGCAAACGTAAAGTGGATCATATCTCCGTCACGAATCTGCCCAAAAGAATCATCAACGTACCACGTACGTGACTTCTTTTTACCACGCTTTTGCGCTTCCTTGTCCGCACGTCCGCGAACACGAAAATACGCGAGAATCATAACAACAACAACAAGAGCAACGAAGGCAATAGCCGCGTAACGATATTTAAATTTCTTCAAATGCGTCACCACCATCGACGAAATAGTTGGCTCAGGAGCTTCTTTCATCTCCTGAACGACATTTCGAACGTCAGCAAACTCACCATGTCGGGCATAATCCTTCAATTCTTGCTCTGCTTGATTCACAGCCAAATCCACTTCAACAGCATAGTCACGTAAAGACTTGGGATCCACTTCTTTATCATCATCGTCATCTTCCTTAGCACACATGACGGTTAGAACACTAGCGTACGAACGCATCAAGCTCAAACCGGCACAGACCTCAGAAAAATTTCGACATACAATCAACATCCCAGGCACAACTGTTGCAATAACCCACGACACAAATAGAGTGAGATTCTTGCCCTTTGCAGCTTCTCGGAGTTCCTTCGTTCGACGAACCATTTTGTAAAACAAAATGGCCGCCCCAGTTAAGCTTCCGAGAATAACTGCATTAGACAACACACGCTCTATCGTCGACCTAGGAAAGAGCAACCTATACATCCATCCCCGCACAGCACCAACTGCTCGCCGCGGGATGACCGCTGCTGCCAAACCAAGCCTCCGGCTCCTTCGCCAGAACTTGTACATAGCCAAAAACGCAGTAAACGCAGTAAAGACACAACAGAATGTAACCAACAATTCCATGTAGT